AGATAATATTGTAGATATACTCAATAAAACGATGCTTCTCCTGTAGAATCCTCATAAGTATCTATAACAAAGGCTAAACGCATTTTTGCGTTCAGTTCTTCATCAGATGAATTTAGTGAATTTTCGATTGAACTTCATTATCTGTTTATGTTTTTAACAAGCCTCTTTATTTCCTAAGAACTTGTTCACGAAGTAAACCTGCCCTTTTCCGGTGACCTTCGGCGTGATAGTAGTATGTAACACCCCGTTATTACCAGATCTTACGCCTTTCTTCAACTCGAACAAGCCTTGCTCCACGTATTGCTGGTTAGGGATATTGTATCTCTCACCATGCTTTCCGAGATATCCACTGTCACGCATCCATGCGAACAACCTTTTCTCCCCGATGGAATACCCGTTTTGAGCGATCAGCTTGGCGAGTTCACCGATCAGGCAGGAACTATTCGCTGATTGAACAGCCTTCGTGAAAGCCACGGCGGGAGCGGCCTCAGTTACTTTCCGCTCGGCCTCGATACGCTTTTGTTGTTCCTCTTTAAGGTTTGTGGCCAACTGGATCAAGAAATCGGGCGAGGTCAAGGCTTTCTCCAATGTGTCGTTTGTCATATACGCCCCATGTTTACGGATGGAAGGGAGAACCTCTCCGCATACCCAGTCTTGGAATGGTTCGGCTTGCGGCTTGTCGGATCGCATGATTACCTTGTAGAGATTCTTTTCATTGACAAAATTCATTTGCTGTTCTCTACCGATTGAATCGGTGACCCCAATCCGAATGGGGGCATCCGTCAGTCTTGATTGTACAGCGTCTACACGTAATCCTAAAATTTTGCAAACATCCGCAAGGCAAAATAAAGGGTTCTCACTTGTCCCGGCTACTCTCACTTCACCGAAACGATCGTTCTCAAAAATTTTAATTGCTTCCATATCTTAAAATTTTAATTGTTCAAAATATTTTCTCCCGCAATTTTAGCCATAAGATCAAAACGACTTTGTTATTTTGATTACTTCGGCACCTCTTAATGAAAAAGCCTCCCCGACACGAGCCACAACACATCGTATCAAGGAGGCTGTTAGCGACCGCTGTCGCCCAAAATCTTCCTAGCCTGTCGTGGTAGGCTGACCAGTAAAAACAAAAAGAGCCACACCCCATAGACGTGACTCTATCGGGTATGGCTCTAAGGCTCTACTGTCTTCTTATATGTCCAGCAAATATAACTAGAAAGAATAAGAAAAGCAAGTTTTACGCTCAATTCATCCTCGATCTCTTGTAATTCTCGAAATCGATGCTCTTGCTACCCTTGGATATGGTTTTAGATAGCTTGCCTATCTCTTTTTTTATCTCATTATTAGCCCTTATTATCCCTTCAGCGTCGAAATTATTGACGATCTGAACCGGCTCGCCTTTCTTGTTATGGGTAAGCCAATACGTGTTATCCACGAAGCGGCTAAGGAAAGCAGGATCATTGAGATCCGGAACGACCTCTGCTCCCGCTGGCAATGATAGCAGGGTGGGCTTATCCGGGGTGATGTACGCTTTATCTCCTACCAATACCGCCTCACTACGGCCTCCATCGCCAACGATAGCCAGACCACCGGGGTGATTGTCGGTACCATGGGCGTATTTGGGGATGGGTTGGGCGAGGATCGTGGCGAGTTGTACGGCACCCATCGCCCCGACTAGTGCCGCTAGGACAAAATTAGGCAAAGCTTTAGTGACAGCTAGAGATGTGGCAGCTATAGTCTGGGCTATATCCATCGCCTTCTGGAACTTCGCCTGTCTAGTCTGCAACTCGGCTTTTTTCTTCTCCAGTTCCTTGTTCTTGCGGCTGGTCTCTTCCTCCGCCGCACGCTTGCGGGCCTCGGCCTCTTCTTTTGTAATGATCTCTTTCTCGGCTAACGAGTCTATATTATCTATCTTTTGCTCATAAGCGTCCTCATTAGCGTCCATCTCATTTTCTATTTGCTGTATTTGACGGTCAAAGATAGCGGAGCCTAGATTTCCTATAGCGTTGGCCAAAGCCATCGCCTTATTTATGTAATTCTCTACTTTTTTTAATTCCTCCTTTTTCTTCTTCTGGGCATCCTCCGCATTTTTAACCTCCGCGTCATACACCATATCGGACAAAGATATCCTAGCTTTCGCTATAGCCTTGTACGCCTCTATAGCGTCATCCCCCCTAAGATTCTTAGCGGAAGCCTCTAATATATCCAATTCAAGCTCGGCTTTCCTGATTGCGAAATCCCTTGACATCCTCTCGCTTTCCTCCTCATATTGCTTCTGCGATATAAGACCTTTGGCATAGCGCCTTTTTAATGAGTTAAGACTATCGCTTTCCTCTTTTTCTAACGATAGGATCTTGGCATCGAACTGCCTTTTTATCAATACCGATTCCTCACGAGCGTTATCGGCTATAGCGTCTTCCCGTAACTTCGCGTACTTCTGTATGACAAGAAGCCTCATCCTCTCAAATTCCTCCGTATTCGTCAATTGATTCTCCAGAGATTTAATCTCCTCATTCTCCTGCAAGGATAAAAACCTCATTCTCGTATCAAGTTCCTCCTTGCTTCCCTTTTTAACGATCGATAACCGGATATCTATTTCTGTCTGTTGCCTCAAGCTATCCGTCTCGGCGTCAAACCTAGCTAACGCAACCACTTTCTCACGCTTCAAGGTCTCTGCCAACTTCAATTCCAGTCCACCATGCCTCTTGGCATCCTCGATCCTTCTATTGAAATCTTTCTCTATACCTTCCCTCTCCTTATCACGACCATCCTCACGAATATTAAACAACGAATCCTCTATCTGACGCTCTATATCTATCCTTTTTTCCAGCTTACGGGTATATTCGCTATTATCCGCATGAGCTTTGTTGTATGCCGTAACCTCACGCTCCAACCGTCCAATCTCAGCCGTATATATACCCGCAGCCTCGGCTGCCTTTATTAACGAGGTCTTGGCCTCATTAATCCGTTTATCATATTCCTCTTGCGTTATCTCAGACATGGATAGTCGCTTATCCAGATCGGCTACCGACTTCTCGAAATCCTCATAGTAAGAAGTCGCACGAATATCGGAGGGGGTGAATGCGACCTCCTCCATCGTATTCAAAAAAGCTTTCGCCGCTTTCATGTTCCCTTCCTCTATAGCGGCGATAAGATCTTTAGCTGTTTTAATCTTATTAACCCATTTGTCTATGGTCACATTAATAGCGTTTGATCCTGTTTTCGCGTATGTAGCCAGCCTTAACTCCTCGATAGTATTGACATTATATGCCTTCATTAGATCATTAACCTTTGTCTGATACTTTATCTCGGTCTCCTTAGCTTTGGCTATTCTCTTTATGGAATCTTCCCTTTGAGCGTTAATCAATTTCTCTATTGCGGCGTTCTGTAGGCTTTTTGTCATAGCCTCATAAGCGGCCGTGGCCTTTCCCGCCAATATAGCCTCCTCGGACATCTTACCCAAATAATCGGGATACGCTTGACGCAATCGATTGACCGCCTCTCTTCGTTGATCGATCGAGGCGGACATGTTTTGTGAGGCCTCATACAACAATTCTAATTTAGCCACATCAGACGCATACGAATCAACAGCCTCTTTCTGCAAACTATTCAGCTTCTTTTGAGCGTCCGCGGCATAAGCGGCGGCATTGCTTCCGGCATATAAGGCTTTCGCCCAATCATAAATATCCTCTCCATATACGGAAAGAAGAGTTATACCTACCGATATAACGGTATTCCAAGATAGTATACTCCCCGCTATCCTTTTCCACAAAGGAACGACAGCTTGGCCCTCCGCTTTTAACGCAGCGTTTTCCATACGGATACGTTTTATCTCATCCGCCAATATTGGTATATTATTGCTCAAAGCCAAGATCCCGGTATTTAATGACACGGCAAAAGCAGGCAATTCCCTAGCTATTTGCCCAATAGAGACTCCTAATCCATCCCAATGAGACTTATAATTACCAACACTCCTTGCGTATACGCCTAATTTAGCGTCTTGATCCTTTAATAATTGATCTAATTTCTGAATAGACGCTATAGTCTCCGGAGAGACAGCTTGAACGCCACCTTTAATATCCTTGGAATAATTCTTCAATTGGCTCAACAATGCGGCTTGCTCACGATAAGTCATATTCTCCACATCAAGACTAGCGACTAGATTGTCTACCTCCTCAGCCGTGAGTCTTTTTTGAAGAGCCGCCTTATTCTCTACTTGGGTGTTTATCTCGGCGGCTTTTTGAGACATTCTTTTTGCGTTGGCATTTCTTAGTTCCGCTTGAGCCTCCAGTCCCAAAACCTTAGATAAATCACTAGCGGTCTTAGCCTGCTGTACTTGAGCCTTCGTATTCTCCCTCTGGGATCTAGCCAAGTTAGATTGAGCCTTGGATGTAGCCAATATAGCCCTTGACTTCCTCAACTCCGCTAAAGCTTGACGCTCCGTCAAGGAATAAGCCTCCTCATCTAACTTTATCTGTTCCCGCAATCTCCTCATGGCATCTTCCGCCAATTGGTTTCTTTTTATCACGATCGCATTATATTCAACCTGAGCTTTTTGAGCCTCTGCTAGATTCTTGACGTATAATTGCGTTTTCTCATTTAGTTCCGTCAGAGAAGAAGGCTTAAAAGACAGGCCTTTAGCCATTTCCGCTCCAGCCTTTGAATAAGTAGCAAGCACTTTTTTTATATCAAGATCCAATTTGGCTAACTGATCATACGCTTCCTTGCCTACTATATCAGTAATTCTAGTCTCGTTTCCCGGCATAATTCCTTATATCTTTTAACTGTTCAAACATTATCCTTATCAAATTACCATATTCAGAGGCCGTGTATTCGGATGGATTGATGTGCATCTTGAAATGAGCGGAGACAATCATTCTTTCTCTCGTGAAATTCTTTTTATCCGGATTCACGTTCTTCGATGCCTCTATATTGCGTTCCAGCATCATTTTATTAAGATTTACCTTAGCCCTTAACGACTCAATCTTTCTATATACGACTTCTAATTCTTGATTATCCGGTTCTATAGATAAGCTTATTCCTAGATGTGACAAAATATCCTTGGCATCCATATACATAAATGATCTGGATAGATTCTCGGCCATATTCAACATCAAAAGCTTGGTGTTGCAGTCTATAAGCTTCGACCGATCCTCTATCTCGATAGCGATATTCTTGTTCCCGGTTATAACGGAATACTCGTCAATAAGCCCCATCGCCGCTTTCCTTAACTCCCCATCGGTGGGCTTGGTCCTCCCTCCTTTTATAAGGGCGTTAAGATTTCCCTTGTACATCTCGATGAACTTGCATAAGGGTATCTCGTCGCATGTCGTGTATATATTCGCCATACTACTTATAAATAATGGATATATTCAACAATATCGCCTTTAGACACCATGGCATCTAAAGGCTCGAAGGCAAACGTCCCATCCGTTTTACGGATAAGCACGTAAATGCGTTTATCGGAAACGGCCATCTTGATAGCCAGCCTCCTTATGTTCTCGTATGTGGCCATCGCCTTGTTCTGCGAGGCGCAATTGCACGGCTTTATCATTTGAACCCGTATTTCTTGAATAACTTATCCAACGCAGGAACAACCCGCTCCTCAATCAAATAAGCCCTAGCCTCCGGGGTCAAACCCAGATGACCGGGGCCGTATTTCTTCTCTAAAGCGTCGTCACCGGCATAGAAACCGATGGATCTCGTGACTATCTTGCCACCATCCTTGCCGCCTTGCACGATCGGCGTTATACTGGCGTGGTAATCGCCTCGTATGATAAGGTTGGGGGTGTTAGGGTCTCGTGGCGGAAGATGGAGTATGTCAGAGGACCTAGGCGGGGTTATGCTTTCCTTCATCGCCTTGTACCATCTGGCCTTGGCCCTCGCCGCCTTTGGGGTCTTCGTGGTCTCCACGAAATACGGGTCATCCAGATAGGTAGGCTTCAAAGGCTCCTTGTTCTCGTCTAACCCGGACATGAGTTGATCAGTGATCAAGTCATGGATCAATCCCTCGCTCTCCCTCAAGCTGTTCGTAACCTCCGGCCAGAAGTTCTTCTCCAGCGTCCTCACGGCGTTCGCCACTCCCGCTATCGTCCCCATGGTTCCTCTCCATTATATCATAAGCGTCACATAGTATCCTCCTTCGATCCGCCATTCCCCGGTCAAGGAAGAAAGATCCCTCGTGAGCCTTCACGAAAGCCTTCCTTCCCATACCGAGACAAGCCTCATCATTGAACGATACCCCGTTTATGACCATTGCTCTATTCCTTTAACGTCCTCGGCGTATAACTCGGATGGCCTCTTGAGCGCGGGAGTGCCGGATGAAGGGGTCAAAGTAAGAGTGCCGTCATCAGCGTTATAAGTAGCCGCAGAAGCGTTATTCCATACAGAGGAGTTACCTAACAACGTCCCGTACATCTCGGTAAGGTCAAAACCTCCGTAATGCTCCACCACCTTAAACTTATTCTCTCCTTCGGGTAATTTCTTGACATCCACCCAGACCAATCCCTTCGCCTCGTCCAAGATATCGATATCGCTAGTGAAAGATATAGCGTTCATCCATGCTTTCTCAACATCCTTATAAACGAGATTGATCGTAAGCGATGCGTTCTCTCCGGAACTCTTGAAC